GAAGAAGATGGTGTGGTAAATACAGTTGAATCTGTGTATGAGATGTCAAGAGATGAAGATTTCTACAAATTAGTTATTTCAATTCATGGTTTATCTACTCAAGATACTTCTATCATACATACTAAATTTATCTTTAAGACTGATTTAGATAAAAGACACATAGTTGACAATTCATTTATTTACTTATATGATATTAACTGCGTCTACCATAAAATTGAATTTACAAATGCGGTTGATATGAGAAAAAAGATTGAAGATATTATAGAATCAAAAAACTTTGGTGAAGATTTACAAATACTTTCTGACTTTATTGAAGCACCGGCTATGTTCTTAAACTATTATATGAGAAGAGATAACATTACTGATTATTCAATCTTTGATGTTGAGTATGAACCTAAGTTCAAAACAACTCCTTGTGATAAAACAACATTTGATTTTAAGATTAACATTAATAATAACTATCATATGGAAATGTCTATTCATAAAGTAGATAGAATGGATGAAGAAGAATTAGATACTTACAAATTTCAATTCAAATTTATGGACGAGATTGAAACATTTGAGTCTGATACAATTAAAAACGTTCACTTCTTTATTGGAGACCATATTGCTAAAATCTTAGATAGAAAATTAAAGAATAAATAATGAGATTAAAATACTTTGAAAATTTTGCTAACTATCTAAATGAATCTACTGAAGATGTAACCGATTTAACTAAAGAAGAGTTAGATGAGTTACTTATTCCTATTACAGATTTAGGCGTTCAATATACATTTTCACCACCAAGAGTTATCACTGACGGTGAATTTTCTGGATATAAATCAATGAATATAGTTTTTAGAAACTCTTTTCAATTAGGACCATCTGGTGGATATACTGATCAAATTATTGATGAGAAATTTTGGGATTTCTTAGATGAGTTAATAGCTCTTAAAAATCGTTTAGAAAGTGCTAAAGTTTCTATTGGTACTAACTGGAGACACCACATTGTTGTTACTTTTATACAAAAGGCTAAAGTTGAAGGTGATTTATTTACAATACAAAAATTGTATAATGATATGAATTTAAGAACTAATGCTTCAAAGAGTGATTTTACAAATAATATGACTAAGAATTTAGATAAAGAAAATTTAAAAATCACTGTTAGATGTAATGGTGGTTTTGGATCCTCTGATTACACTGATAGAAAGTGGAATGGTCTTTTTAGAGGTATAGACTTTTCTAAATTTAATGTAGAAAAAGAAATTACTGAGGATAGATTTGGTGGTAAATCAGCTGTTGTTACAATTACTCTTAAAAGTGAATCATAACATTTAATATATATGTTAATAAAAATATTATAGTAAAATGTCTCATATATTATTAAAACAAGTACCGACTTCATCGATTACGACCCCAGCGGCGACGTATGTTAAATTCTTTAGTAATTTTAATGATGGTGGTATTTTATATTATATGGATGAGTCGGGTAATCAGTTACCTGTCGGTGCTGGATCTACTTACAATCCAGTTACTGAAATAACATATTCTGCTTTATATGCCTTAAAGACCGCTAACGGATTTGCAACAGCTTCGTATTATTTAATTACTGATTTTGATTCTGTTTATGACCAACCAGATTTTTACTGTGATGGTACTCCTAAAACAGTAGTTGATAACAAAGGTAAGCCTAGTGGATGGGGCGCTCAGCCAATTTTAGTATTAGCTACTTCAAAAAATAGTTTATCACCGGATGCTTATCAACCTCCAATCGTTGGTGGTAGTTATTATGGTTTTCCACTTGATAAGATTAAGTATGATATTACTTGGAATAAAACTGAGTTTAATAAAAACGCTAAGGGTAGAATAACTGAAAGAATAGATGAGTTTGGAAATAGAACTGATTATGATCATAGAACAATAAGATTTAGAAGATATCAAAATTATGTAAAAGATACTCAACTTACTGGTGTTATTACAAATTACAATTGTACAACTGGTGTTGTTACTGGATCGGGTTCTTCATTTAGCTCAGAGCTTTTACTTGGTAGTATTATAATAATAGACTCTAAGGCTGATTTGGGTTATGATATTGGACTTAAAGTTGGTACTCAAAGTGGTAGCATCGCTTCTGATGGTTCATTTACTGCCATTGTTGATACTTTATATGCTGGTAGTGTTCCTTCTTCGGTTCCGTTAAATAGTACCGCTTATATTACTCCACAAGATTATAGTTTTTCTAGCAAGACTTATGATTTTTATTCAACAACTGCTACTGGTGTTAATAATCAATATAAAGAAGTTTATTTTGGACAAGGTGATGTTAATGATTGTAATAAAGAGGTTTATACGTTTAATTTAACAAACTCTACTAATAATAAAATTGGAAATTATTCTCAAGTTTATTTAAGCGCTGTTAATAATGTTTTCATATTACCTAATATTGTTTTTGGAAGTAATTGTAATAATAATTCAATATTAGATAATTTCTATAATAATAATATCGGAGATAACTTTTTTGATAATAATATAGGTTATAACTTTAGTAAAAACTTTATTGGAAATAACTTTTCAAAAAATACTACAGTTAATACTTTCTCTTCTAATTTAATTGGTGATAACTTTAAATGGAATATAATACAAACAGGAGTTTCAAGTTATGATTTCACATCAGCTACTCATGTTTATGGTAACTATAATTGTCAAATGTTCTCAAATTCTATTGGATTTGTCAGATTGTCTTATTATAACTCTTCTGATGTATTAGTAATAACTGATGTTGATGCTTAATCATTCATAAAAGAAATAACAATATCTAAGTTTTCTCTGTTAAATCCGTCTAATGGTTTGCCACCTACTTTTAAGTAATCACTATAAATGTTATTATATTCATCTATTGTATAGAATCTATTATCTAATTCTGATAATATCACGTTAGTATCATGAAATGTAACAGTTTTATTCTGTAATCCTGTTTCACCATATGCTGGTCCAATAGGCCCAACTAATTCGGTACCTGATATTTCTTCATTAATAAACTGTTTGAATGATTTAATCATTTTTTGCTTCTATTTTTTCAAAATACTCATCTTGTTCTTCAAGTGAATATTCTTTTCTCTTATTGTTATATATTAAATTATAAAGGAACTTATCATGTAATTTATGATGTTCGTCATGTATCATAGTTATTTTACAGGTTTCTTCTTCGAAATTATTTTCAATTTTAACAATCTGCATTCCAAATTTACCATTTCTATCGTGTAAATTACAAATAACTTTAACTTTACTTTCAAGCAATTCTAATATTTTAGAAAAAGTAGTATTCTTAGATAGATATAAAAAATCTTTCATATCTTCCTTGTTTGTAGCTTGGTACAACTCTAAGAAATCACGTTCTCTTTTAGTTAAAGCTTTCTTTTTAGAGACTTTAACTCTTATCTTATTTAGTTCCATATCCTTAACAGATTCGTTTAATAAATAGTACTTTATAAATCTTTCAATTTTCTTCATGCAAATATAGTATTTCTTATTTTATATATTAAGAAGTATTTGTTTATTTTATATATACATTGTAAAATTACATTAAATAGATGGATAAGAAATTACTTGATGCTTTAAATAATTTATCTGTAGCTCTTGGAGATATAGCACAAGCACTTGCTGATAAGAGTGAGTCAAGTTCTGCTACCACAAAAGCTTTACAAGGTGGTGACTTTATAAGCGAAATCAAAGAAATTAATGTAGGTGTAAAGGCGTTACAGAAAGATACTAAAGAGATTTTAGCTAATCAACAAACTATTATGAAAATGGGTAGTTCAAAGGCTAAAGATTCCAAAACATCTGAGGTTGAAAATATGGGTAAAGATAAAAAGTCACAAAGCGCTTTCAAAGAAGGTCTTGGTGTTATATTACTTATCGCTGTTGCCGTATTAGCCTTAGGTGTTGCTTTTAATATAGTTGGTAAAGTTAATTTCTTGTCAGTTATTGCTTTGGCTTTGGCACTTCCTTTACTTGCTATAGGCTTTTCTAAAGTTTTAACCACATTAAAAACGGTTGGATTTAATGCTAAAGAGGATGGTAAAAATTTCCTTATTGCTATTGGTGTTATTGCTCTTTCTATAACAATGGCTTCTTGGATATTGGGTATGATAATTCCTTTATCATTTACTAAAGCAATGACCGCCACGTTTATTGCTGTAACATTTGCCTTATTGGCGCCTTCTATGCAGAAGTTTATGATGGCTTTTAAGGGTATGTCTTGGATGGAAATCTTAAAATCTTCAGTAGCAATGGTTATAATACTACCAGCTTTGGCTTTAGGTATAGCCTTTGCTTCTTGGGCATTTCAACTTATTAAACCAATTGGATTTATGCAGTTTCTTACCGCGGCTGGAATTTCAATAGTTTTTGTTGTAATTGCTTATGGTCTTAGAAAGATGTTGAAGTCTTTTGAGGGTATGAATATGGCAACTATTGCTAAAAGTGTTTTATTTCTTCCTTTAGTTCTTCCAGCTGTTGCTTTGGGTATAGCCTTGGCTTCTTATGCTTTACAGTTAGTGAAGCCAGTTGGATTTATACAGATGCTTACTGCGATTGGTATTTCAATAGCCTTTACAGTTATTGCTTATGGATTGAATAAGATGTTAACTGCTTTCAAAGATGTTAGTCCAGGACAAGCAATTGCGGCGGCTATAATGTTACCTATATTGTTTGTTGCTATATCTTATGCTATCGCTTATTCATCTGTTGCTTTTTCTAAAATAGTTCCTATTAAATTTAGTCAGTTCTTAACAGCTATTGGTATTGCCGCAGTTTTTGTTGTTATATCAGTTGGTCTGAAGATAATGGCTAATGCTATATCACAGTTGAGATGGAAAGATGTTCTATTAATTCCAGCTTTATTTACAGTAATGTCGTTAGCGATAACAGTATCATCATTTATCTTATCTAAAGCAACTTCTATTCCTTTTGCAAAACTAATGACTATTCTTGGATTCAGTATTGTGGCTTCTGCCGCAGTTGTTGTTATGGGTGGTGCTATTTGGGTTCTAAATAAAATGGGTGTGTCTATTCCAACAGCTATCAAAGGAGGTATAGTTATTGTTATTTTAGCGGCGGTTATTATGGCATCTTCATTAATTTTAAACTTTGGTAAATATAAAAATTATCCAAATTGGAGATGGGCAATGGGTGTTGCTCTTAGTTTAGGTGCTTTTGGTTTAGGTGCTGTTCTCTTAGGAACACAGGCTCTTAATCCATTCTTCTATGCTGGTCTGGGAATTATTCTTGTTGTTGCCGCTACAATAGTTGCCACTTCATTTATTTTAGCCGCTGGTAGTTATAAAAAGTATCCTACTGTTGGTTGGGCAATGGGTGTTGGTCTTGCGATGGGTGCTTTTGGTTTAGGTGCTGTTCTTTTAGGTACTCAAGTTTTTAATCCATTCTTTTATGCCGGTCTAGGAATGATTCTTGTTGTTGCTGGTACAATAGTTGCTACTTCTTTGATATTTGCTAGAGGTAAATTTGATACTAAGAAGTTCCCATCAATGACTTGGGTTTTAGCCGCTACTGGTATTATACTAGGTATGGGTCTTATTGCAGCAGGTTTGGCTATTGTATCACCTCTTATCGTAATAGGAAGTATTGCTATATTGGCTGTTGCTGCTACTATTTGGGCGGTTGATAAAGTATTTCAGAAAGGCAAGTTTAAGAAATATCCATCAACTGGTTGGTTAAAGGGTGCTATGGGTGTTGTTAAAAAAGTCGGAGATATTGCTGTAAATCTTTCATTAAAATTGCCTTTAATTATATTAGGTGCTATTTCTATTGCTGCTGTTGCTGCTAGTATTTTAGCGGTTGATAAAATATTCCAGAAAGGTAAATTTATTAAATATCCATCATCCGATTGGATTAAAGGTACTACTTTAGCTTTAACTAAATGGACTAATTTAATGGATAGTATTTCATTTGGTAGCGTAGCAGGTGGTGGTATAGCAGACTTTTTTGGTGGTGGTTTGGGTGATGTTGCTGAGTCTATAGTTAGTGTTGCTAAGATATTAGCAAAAGGTGGAAGTGCTTGGAAGAGTTATCCTACTGGTGCTTGGGTTGATGGCGTATCAAGTGCGTTAACTAAATTTAGTAAACTATCAAAAAAATTAGATTTTGGTAGTGATAAAGCTGCTATCAAGGCGGCAAATGGTCTTACAAAAATAGCAACTGCTTATGATAAACTAGCAAAAGCTGTGAAAAGTTTCACTGCTGCTATTAATACATTAGATGTTAAAAAGATTGAGTCATTTAAGTCTATTACCGGTGTTTTAACTAATACCTCACTATCACCTGGTCGAAAAGGTGCTGATAAGGGTTTATTTGATTCTTTAAAAGCAAAAAATGATTTAAAAAGTCCAGTTGCTGTGAAATCTAAATCAGGTGCGGTTTCTCAATCCGCAGCAAAAGAAATACCTCAAGCAAGAGATAGTAAGGGTCAAACACAATTAGAAAAATTAGATATAGTTATTGGATTAATGAAACAAATGGTAAGTTCTACAAAAAGTATTGATGCTCATCTTCAAAATCCTAAGGCGAAGAAAAATGAAGATATAGGCGCTAAAGGTGATTAAACATTTTAAATAAATATTATATAATTTATATGGCTAATAAAATTTCATTTCTAAAAAAACTAAGAATTTTTAGAGATTTCAAAAAAGTATTAAAATTAAATAAAACCGAACTACAAGAAGTATTTGGTGCAAGAATCGATAATGCTTATAGAATTTATAATGTTATTAATATTCCTGTTGAGGAAATAGGTGAACCCTACAATTTAAGAAAGTCTGATATTGACTTAATTGCTGAGAAGTCTGTTAGAGATTATTCTTCAAATATTTCTAAATACTTAGACACAAAAGGATTACAAGAAATGTATGATTTTTATGAAATTAAAAAAGTAGATAAATATTCATACTTAATTGTTATTGGTTTCTCATTACCTAATGATCCTTTTAGAAGTAATAAATATTACGATAATTTGAGATACAGAGTTATACCAGTAGTTTCAGTTATATCTTTAATTTTATTACTAATTTTCCTTCTTTAACTAAACTTTTACCACTACAGAACTTATAAATAAAAATATAAATTCTAAAAATAATATGGATAAATTTTACGAAGTATCTGAAGACTCAATCGCAAGATTTTATGAAGTCTTTAACAAAAAATCCTTCCCGGTGAGCATTAAGTTTCAATTTGTGGGTTGTGAAAAACAAAAAGAACTTATCAAAGTATCAAAGATTGCTGATCATTTTGCTTTCATTCTTCAAAAAGAAATCTTGGTTTCTATTAATGATGATTTAATGAGTGTGTTTGATGATGAATCAATTACAATTTTAATTGAACAAGAAATTGACAAAATCAACATTAACATTGAATCTGGTAAAATCAAGTTTATTAAAACCGACTTAAATACTTTCTCGGCTATTGTTAATAAATATGGTGTTGAAAAAGTAGCAAGAGCTAATAAGGTTGAAGAACTTTATAATGAGCAAAAGAAAGACGGTAAAGCTGACGAAGAATTTATAGCTTAAAATAAAAAAATAAAATATTAATATGGAAAACAACATTGAAACAAGAGTAGTTAAACCAGCGGTATCATTTTTTGAAAATGAATTAAATAATTTAATTATAAGTTTTCAAGAAGAATCTAATTTAGATTCTAAAATCAAAGATATTGAGGACTATATGAAAAATAACTCAGGTAAAGGAAAAACTGAGCAAGAAAAAGACGAATTTTATCAAAATGCTCAAAAATTATGGCACGGTTATTCATCCGCTCTTAAAAACGCTAAGTATAACTTTCACTTGAATAGACCTCAACATAAATTTTTAACTGATTTAATTCTTACGAAAATGGAATATGATGTTAACACTGTATTCTTCGCTATTGAATTAACTGATATGATTGGTGGTATGAAAGGCGCTAAATATACTGATGACCAGTCTTTAGTTTCTTTTGATGTAAATGCAACTGAAATTACTTACATTTATCACTTAATCTCTAAGCATAAAGTAAAAGGTTTATCTAAAGATGCTTATACTTTCTCTCAAATTCTTTATAGAATTGGTGCTATTAGTAAAATAATTAATTTTTATGATGCTACACATAAAAATCTTTCAACTGAAATTCAAGACTGGGTTCTCACATTTGATGATGGTGTTGAATTGGAAGATAAACCAACTAAAAAGTCTAAGAAAGAAAAAGAAGTTACTGAATAATTAACTTAATATAAAAATAAAAAACCTCTGTTTTCACAGAGGTTTTTTTTATGTGTTTAAGAATGGTGATATGCTTGTCGGTGAAACACCTAGCTGAACAACATCTCTTACTAATTCTAGACTAGCAGGGCTAGTTGCTAAATTTATCTTATATAAAAGAGGAGTATCTGATATAAATGTTGATATCGGTGGTGGAACTTGAGGATTTCTAAAATAAATATAAAGATTATTAATATTATTACCTGTAGTTCTACTGTTTCCTATTGAGATTATAGAGTCTGCTGTGTATGTTGAAGTTCCTGATAATGTAGGGAACTCTGTAGAAGCTCCGCTTCCAGTAACTTGTTTAATTATATAAGGATTTGCTATATTTGAGCCCCAATTACCACTTAGATGAACAGTTCTAATTCTTTGATATCTCGTAGTAGAAGAGAATCCATTGTCTATTATCTCAACAAAAACACTATTGAAACCACTCACACATATAGCATATATTCTATCTTCTACAGATAACAATGATGTCACTGAATATACATCAGTATTTACTCCAGATGTGAACATAATACTTCCGATTACGCTACTTGTGTTAGGAAGATTCAATAGCTCAGTTATTTGAGTATTTTGTATAGTTCCATACATATTTGTTGACAAGTCAACAGAGTATATTCTACCACCACCCCATGATACAAGGATTTTATCTCCGCTATTTTTTCTTTCCGGTGCTATAGCCATTGATTTATATGTTCCTCCTGCACTTGATGCAAATTGTAATGTTGGTGAGTTAAATGTCCAATATGAATATGTTGAAGTATTTATATCCATACTTAAATTATTATCTATTCCATATCTATAAATTGTATTTACTGCTATACCAGATATATTAGCTAAAGAAGTAGCAAATAAGTAGTTTAAATTTATACCAAGTCTTCTACTGAATATGAATGGTCTAGTTGGTAACTCATTATATGGTAAATAAGCAGAACTACCAAGAGTCAATAAACTAAAGTCAGTCTTAATCTTATCTATATCATATGTCCCGAATCCATTGTAAGTACTGGTGTTGTTTCCTAACCTAGTTGTTGATACAATTGTTTGATTATCAAGTAAGTTTAAGTCTGGAACTTCAGGTATAATTATATTGTGTGAAGTTGTTGCTACTCCAGCACTTGTTGTTACATTTACAAAAACACTATGTGTTCCATAGTCTAAACTATCATTAGTATAAATTCCGTAGTTGAATGATATTTTACCAGTTTGTGAGTTAATACTAACCGCAGTAGCTGATGACATTGTATAACCATTAAAATCGATATATGAAATCGCAAATGATGGTGTTAATCCATATGTAGTCACTGTTGGTACTGGTGATGATCCTACACCAAATACCTTACTGGTAGATGATGGAGAATATATAAAACTAGTAGGTGGTAATGGAGCCGGTGGAATTACTGGAATAGGTGGTGGAATTACCGGAGCAGGTGCTGGTGGTGGTAATACCGGCTCGATTGGATTAAATGGTCCAATTAAGTCAATATATGAAACCGGCTCTCTTAAATCTTTAAGACCTCTTACTTCATAGTTCTTTTTATCTCTATAAATTAAACCATAACCATTATCTGTTGTTACTTCAATAACAATAAATGGATCTATATTGGAATCAATTGTGAAGTTGAAAGGTAATATAGGATTTGGTGGTGGTAACATAGATGTTGGTGATTGAGGAATTGGTCTAGGAATCGGTCTAAACTCTTTAATTGTTTGAACTGGTTCATAGTTAATCTCTTTCCACTCAGTTATTTTTAACCAGTTTTGAGTATCTGCTATCGGTACAACAGAAGCTGTTGATCCTAATCCAGTATAAACAAACACATCTCTATTATATTCTACAGTGTTTGTTACTGAATATGAAGCACCCGAAACCCAAGATGATACATTTTCATATTTTCTTGGATTGTGAATTTTATTACTATCAATTTGTGACTCATATATCTTACCATAGTAGCTAATTTTATCACCTTTACTATATGTTGTAAATGGATACCACTCTTTATATGTTTTATAAGTTCTTATAGTTATATCAAAATAATCTGGTAGTTCCAAACTAACTCCATTAAATGGTTTAGGCGGTGGTGTTAATCCTGTTGGATTTTTATCAGCACCTATTTTATCTAATATTGTATAAAAATCAACTACACAATTATAAACAGTTGATCCGCTATTAATAGGCATCAAATAAGTCTCATTTAATTTAAATGATATTGGTGTCATATTCTGTCTAATATTAAATATTTGAACATCATATGATGTGTGTTGTATTTGAGTTCCGTTATTAAAATAAGCCTTACCAGTTATATCTAATATCTTGTGAGTTAAAGGTATGATATTTCTTTTTAACCAGTATTTAAGACCTTGTAGTTTAATAATTATCTCATCTATTGAATAGTTTATGACTATATTACCATCTTTATCTGTGATGTTATATGTTAGATTGAACATATTAGTATCTTCGTAGTCATTATTAGGAAAGTTATTTTTAACAAACTCACTTTCTGTCCAACCTTCAACTGAATTATCAAATATATCTGGAATCTCCATCTTAAATAATTTTAAGAACTTTTCAGATTGTGGGTTAATATTTCTATAATACTCATTTAATTGTAAGTCGTTATATCCAAAGAAGTTAATAGCATTGATAATTGATTTATAAGCACCGATATAAGGATATATCAAGTGTTTCATCATCAACATCTCTTTTCTTTTCTTATTAAGATAAGTCCAATCAATTCCACCTTCTAATATATCATATTCTTTGAATATAAAAACTTCATTAGGTGCTACTAATTTACCTATATTACCTAATTCTGTTTTAAATCGTATATCCTCAATTTCTGTTTGTCCATAAGTTAAGAATCTACCAATTTCTCTATCAATTACTTTAATATCAACTCTACAATAAGTTGTATTTCCTGTAGATGGATAATTAGATATAACTGTACTTTCTTGGAATAAATAATCGTCTGTGCTTATAAAGTCAACAATAATACTTTTATAGAACACATTTCTAATTTTAACAAGTGTTCCGTTATTATCAGAGATATATTGTTTTTTCTTATTTGTTATATCTTTTACATATATTGCAATAATCTGACCTTCTTTTAGTCCGTTACTTGTGAACTCGTAAGGAGAGTTGGTGTTCAATTTTATTAAACCTCTTTTGTCTGGTCCATACACATCGATTGTCTCAAATGATATTTGAGAACTATTTGTCGATGTTGAGTTAAATGTTAAAAAGATGTCTTCTCTTTTATAAAGTTGTAAAATTGATCTTAGTCCGCCTTCTTCATCGGATCTAAATCCTAAGAATAGTTCCAAAGATTCTGGTGCTGTTGATATATCATCATCATCATCAATATAACTTAGAGTATTTGAAACTGTTGCAAATATTGTTTGTTGATATTCCGGTGAGTCTAACTTTGTTAAATCTTTATTAGGTTTAGTATTTAATACAGCAGTCGGTAAAGGTTTAGGTCCAGTATATGAGTAACTAGTACCAGTTGGTAATTGTTTTCCTGAAAAATCATACATGAAGAATTGAGGCGCAACATCAGAGTACCATCTGAAATAATATTCAACAGGTACATCATTTTTGAAGTTCTCTCTTGGTTTTCTTAAATACTCTTTAGTTTTCAACCATAAATCAGGACGAGGTACATAGTTTGGATCTAAAGTTCCATATAAATTATCTTCTGATACTTCACTACTTATAACTTCTGGTGTTATAATACTATTTAGTGATACTTCTACCTCTAATATCGAGTTAATAGAGGGTTGTATAGTCCAAATTGACTTTCTATCTGGATTGTAGATTATTCTATCTGATCCAGCTGATAAAGATTCTGTATGAATAACATTTCCACCTACTGGATTAATAACTTGTATTACATTCGATGTCTTTGATGATAAATAAACAGCACCATCAAATTGACTTAGTGCTAAGTAACCATAGTTACCAATAGATGTGTCTACAACAACAGCATTGGTTGTTAAATCTAAAGCTTTGAAAGAAGTAGATGAATCTGATATATTAACATTGCCTGATAAATTATTATAGATAATATCCTCAAACCCAGAAGATAGTACATTAGTTATAGCCGCACTTACGCTATTATCTATTTTCCATAAAGAAGCTGAACCATATACATAAACAGATTCATTGACCGGTTCGTAGAAAATTTTACCAGTTGCGCCTGGTACGCCAAATACTGTTTGTATAGTTCTTGTTGAACCAAGTACTCTAAACACAGATGATACACTTGAATTTGTTATAACATACATCGTTCCTTCAAACTCATTAAATACCATTGTTCCTGTTGATGTCGCATCTCCAGGAAAAAGAGTAGATGATGTTGTTAAAGTTTGTGCAGGAGAAGTTAAAGAAGCATTTGAGCTGTATATTTCAACTCTTGCTACATTACTAAACGAGATATAAACATCACCATTTGCTGTGTTTATTTGCATATCTACAGCATTGTTGGTTAATGTCCAATAGTTAACAACTGTATTTAATAAAGGATCAATCACATATACTTTATTTCTTGATAAACAGTATAAATAGTTATTTATACCATTAAATTTCATTGTTATACTTTGAGTATTTCCTGGTAAAGTAATATTTGCTGTCACATTTCCTAAATAAGAATCCAATACAACTAAACCATCTCCAAGTGCGTATAAAGAGTTTGACAATTGAACATAGATTATATCAACTAAATTGGTAGAACCCGCATAAGATGATAATGCGTATGTAGTTGGAGTATATGTGTTTAAATTGTATGTTAAACTGAAAGCTGAACTAAATGATTGAGTAGCAAATGGTCCACCTGATGCAGGGCCACCGCCAGTTGGCCCAATTATTGGTCCACAACCAGTTTGTCCGAATCCAACTTCAAATGCTAGAGTAATAAATGGAGAAGAGTTACAAATTTCATTATTAGTAGCCCAAAATGGACCTTGATAACTTAAATTCATAGAACCTCCATCAAGACTTGTTATATTATACTCTTGATTATTCCAAGTGTGAAAAGTGTTATTTACCGAAAATGCCATTCCAGTCGCAAATCCAGCATCTATAAATGAATAATTATCAACCGCTGTTGAAGATAAATTAACTTCATTTGAAGCTATTAAAACTCCTAGGTTACCTTTAATCTTTTTGGTTATGATATAATCATTAATACCTGGTAAAGTGCTTTTACCTGTACTTATTGAATAATCTAATCTTCTATCGGTTCTTTTAATATTGAATTTTAATAAGTTATTAATATTTGAAACTAAGATACCAAAAGTGTTTAAATAATCGCCGTGCTCGTCTACCCAAGCTTGTAATGTTGCTGGTATATCCGGATATTGTGAATAAGTACCTGTTAAATAAATTGTTGCTTGGTCATATGTATCACTATTTATATTAAATGATAAATAGTTACCCATATCATTAAATAGAACTCTCGAATGTTCAATATAGTAATCCGCAGTTGTTCCAACTAAAACTTCATTTAAGTTGAACTCAACGTTTGGATAATCAGTTCTTAATTTAATAGAATTATAAAAAGGTGAAGTAAAAGATCCAATATATTGTAGTTCGGCTATAATACCCAACTTCTGAAGACTAACATAGTTTCTTGTTAGCCATGCTCTCAAAGTTCTATCAATAGTTCTTTGCATATCTGGAGAAGCACCACTATATATCCAAGCAATTTCTTCTTCAAATACTTGTTTGTTTAATCTAATTTTGAATCCATATTCATCTAAATCGGTGAATACAATATTTACTGAGAAGTTTTCGGAAAAGTCATAGTTTAACTCTTTTGTTATAGGCTCTACTACTTGAATAAGTCTTTCGTATATTTGGTTAGTTTTAGTAACTGAGTATGTAGGACCAATAGATGATTGATAAAAATTAACTTCAACATATTTAGATGGATAAATCAAGTCGGCTTTTAACTTACTATCTTCATAGTATAATTCTACGTTAAATACTTTTAATTCGTTTACATACTTTTGAGCCGCAGAAGCTAATGTTACCTCATTACTTTGAGTCCACCCATATTGAAAATAAATTTTATCTGTTGTCAAATATATCTGACAACTTGATAAAGACTCTGTTGTTATTTTCTGGTCAACCGGTATATAAGAAATAATATTTGTCCAGTAGTTTGTATTTGTTTTAGGCGTTACAAATTGAGTTATTTCATTAGCAAAACTTTGTGTATAAGCCTGAATACACTCATATATTACATTTTCATATATTACTTGAGACTGAAGTGTATAAAAAGTTTGTTGAGTATTACCCGTAAATGATGGAATATTAGCAACTGTGAAAAAGTTTTGATTATCATTAGAACCAATTATCTTAAATTCTTTACCTGGTTTCAAAATAGCAGGCACTAAACCACCAAATGATATTCTATTTAATTCTGGTGCTGAGAATGATGCCGCAGTATATTGTAATGTTAATGAACCATCATATATTTTTGGTAAATCAGTTTTTGTTGAAACTTCAATTATTAATTCCTGATTTAATGATATATCTGATGTTGAGGTATAATATTCAAAAAACTTAGTATCTGTTATTTCATTTTCTTTAACTGTGAAAATATTATTATTGTTATTACTATTAACAATATTTAATTTCTTTCTTTTGTATAGTTTGTCATAAAAGTTTGGTTCATTCCAAACTGATAGTTTATTTTTATATAAATTATCAATATAATTATAAACACCAATGGCATTTACACCTGATATAGATTTACCTACATAAGTAGCATCAAATATGTATTCGTTATAAAAGTTAGTTTCAAATGTAGCATTATCAACCGATGATATAATCATAATAGCACCTTTCTTTGTGCTAACAACAGTATATGTTTGTAAAGGATTAGTAAACTCTAAGAGAGGTAAGTCAAATCTTATAATTGTTCCTATTGGAAAAGACTTATCTAAAACATCTCCGTAAATCCATTTTGAGTAAAATCCAGGATCATTATTAATAGGCTCTACTTTAGTAATAGATTGTGTGGTATAATTTCCAGCATAAAAATCAAATCCAAATTCATTGAATAATTGAAACTTATTCAATGTCATCTCGCCTGGATATTCAAACTCAAAAGAAGGAATCTTCTCTAATGTGTATAGACCAGCTGTCTTAAATGTGTCATTTGAGTTTTCATGGAAAAGAATAGTTCCCTCAAATCTATCATTTGCGTCGCTATAGTTAAAATTTAAATTATCTCCTTCTTTATTGAAAAATAATAAGTTCTTGTGATTTGACATCTATTATATAAACTTTTACATATATATTAATTTATCTTTTCTTAGTAGGTGATTTTAATATATACAGTATCAAAATAACTAATAAATTATGAAACACATTAAAAAATTCAATGAAACAAAAAAGGATGAAAAGGTTGAAGACCAAGAAGTTCTTTTTAATGCTGAAGTTTTAGTAGATAAAGATGAGAAACCATCATTTACAACTGATGTACAAGAAGACCAAGAAAAGGTTAAAAAAGAATTTGATAAACTAAGAAAAGTTAAAAAGTTTGAAAACTTTACAATCGAGGTTGAGGTTGAAGTTAAACCGGAAGGTGAAGAACAACATGATGAAGAGCCAGAAATCTTACAAGGTCCGGTATCACAAGAACAAGGTTGTGGTTGCGGTTGTCAAGATTGTACTTGTGGTACTGAAGAAGAAGTTGAAGAAACAAACCCAGAGACTGATGTTAAAGTTATGAATATGGCTGACTTTATGAACTCTCTTGGACAATAAAAAAATATAATTTATGAAAATTATTAAATTCACGGAATCTGTAAATGTTTCAGAATCTCTTAAATATCACTTAGAGAATAATAAACCTATTACTGAAAATATATTCAGACCAGGTTCAGAGGCTTTCTATGAAGTAATCAAAGAAGCGAGAGAACTATTTGATTTAGGTAGAGTTAATCTATGTGATGTTGATAAAGAATTATACGAATCAACTGATATTGGTAAGTTTGGAATGTACAACGGTGAGCTAGTTCCTTTAGATTTACCAATGGAATTTGTTGTTGAGACAAATCAACCTGCATTTTCTATACACGATGTAACTCCTGATTTCAATTATGAGGTTATGGGTAAAAAAGTTACAAATATTAAACCATTGGCTTGGACTAAAAATAAAGAGGCTTCTTGTATCACATTCGAAGGTGAGTTTGATGGTATGCCTTGTAAGTGTAAATATGATGATGGTCAAGATGCTTATGTATTTGAGGCTAAATATCATAATAAAGAAGTTAAGTTAAACTACCCTATGCGTGGTGGTGCTAAAAAGTATCAAGTTTATGTTAAGAATCCTAAAACCGGTAAGGTTAAAAAGATAGCATTTGGTGATGTTCATGGTGGATTAACAGCAAAGGTTAGTAATCCTAAAGCAAGAAAGTCATTTGCCGCTAGACATAACTGTGATATGAAGAAAGATAAAACTAAAGCTGGATATTGGGCTTGTAGAATTAATAAATATGGACACTTATGGGGTGGAAAAACTTATCCGGGATTCTGGTAATTATGAAACACTTAAAAACATATCAAGTATTTGAATCCGTTAATAAAACCTTTGTTAAAGACTTTTTAACAGATTTTGCTACACTTATATCTCTTAATTTTAGTCAAATAACTAAAATGGGTAAAGATGTTGATGCTAAAAAAGAACTAACTCTTATGATGCAACAACTTAGAAAGCCAATAATAAATGGTCAAACTTATTTTGACTTTCTTAAAGATAATATAAATACCATTCCAAACAATCCAAAATTACTTTCTACGCTTTTAGGTATAGTAAGAGATTATCTAATTTATATAGAACCGAGAGTTAGTAAATTTGTAACTGATGAGCCAGCTTCAAACGGTGTCAATTATAAAGAAGGTTGGTTAAAAAGAATTGAAAAAATTAAAAACGACTATAAATTAATAGTAAGTCAATGATATGTCATTACCATTTCAAGAAACCAAATTAGACAATAATGTATTTATTAGAGAGTTCAGCAATGACACAGACTCTGGTGAATTTATGTGGCATCGTGATAGAGAAGATAGAATAATTGAATCTATTGGTGAAACAGATTGGTTGATTCAAATTGATAATGAATTACCTAAAGAAATAAATGAAAAAGTATTTATACCAATGGGTGTTTATCATCGACTAATAAAAGGTACAAATGATTTGAAAATAAAGTTAATAAAAAACCCATCTTAAAGATGGGTTTTGTTTTTAGTCCGCTTTGACTTTATAATTTTCGTTGTATATTCTAATGACCTCATCAAACTCATTTACAATACCTGATTTGAATTTATCATTATCATAAGATTGTTTTAAGATATACTCTTTAATGTAATCTTCATATTCTAATTGAACTGATATTTCCATTCCGTTCTCATCAAATTCAATTTCATTAGATTCATTTACTTCTTCTCCATCTACTAAGTCTTTAGTAATATCATCAATGTATTCTACAGATGCGAAGTTACCTTTCTCTAACATAACTTCTAACTTTCTACGAAGCTTTCTATTATTAATTAAAAGGTTATTTGAAATAGCCAAATCTATATAATCTTTAGTTCCTCTCAACTCATCTAATTTATCAATATCGTCTTCATTGACAACTCTGAACTTTCTGAAAACCGGAGAGTAAGTGTTAGGTACAAAATCAATTTTATCACTATTTAGGTCGAGTATGGTGATACCTTTTTGATCTCCCATATCATTTCTATCCATTTGATATGGAGAGCCTATAAACGAAAAATTTTCATTTGTTTGACGAATGTGAATATGTCCACTAAAAACGTGTTTGTACTTTCTAAATTCGTCAACATCAATCTTGTCAGCATTTCTATGAGCTACTGAGTTTAAGTGCATTCTACAACCATTTAAGTCGGAGTGACAGAATAAATAATCACCTTGATTATTAGTGATTTCTTTAATCATATCTAATCTTTTTTCAACCCAAGGCATTAAAACTAATCTCTGACCATCTACTTCAATTGTAGTTGTTTCTGTGTAGACATTTACATTATCAACGTGGTTGAATAATCTAACAGAATTAATATCATTTGATCCTTTGTTCCATAAGTCGTGATTACCGACAATAATATGTAACGGTAGTATTTGAGATAGTTCTAAAAGAATCTTTTCGGCTTTATATGAAGCAATGATAGGAATAGATGTTCTGTTATCATATAAGTCACCGCAGTGAATAAGAATGTCACCTGGTTTAGCATTTTCTCTGATGTAAGGAATAAAAGAGTTGTAGAAGTAATCTTCCATCATATCTAACCATTTATCTAGGTTATTAAGATATACTCCGAAGTGCCAGTCTGTTGTAATAAAAACTTTCATTAAAAAATTGTTTTCTTTTTATATGAAATTATTCAGGTATTGTTTCTTTTCTTCTGGCTTCTCTGGCACATTTTTCACAACCACTACCAGCATATAGGTGTCCATTTGGTGTTTGTTCAAATTCTCCGTGAACTGGACATATTATTTTGACCTTACTTCTACAATTATCATAAAGAACTAAGTCATAGTTATATTTATTATCATGTTTAATATTTGACTTCTCAACAAACTCTTTACTCTTTTTACTTCTTCTATTAAGTGATTTTACTTCTTTTACAATAGCGTTTTCTTTAGACTTGCAATTTTTATTACAAAACTTTCTATCGGGCCTACCCCATATAATCTCTTTATTACAATATCTATAGTTACAGTTCATACATTGTATTTATTAAAAAGTGGAAATGGCATTTTTCACAACATAATATTTTAAAATTGAGCTAAAGGAAGAAAGAAGAAAAATATATAATTTATAAAAAATAATTAAAAAAAATATGCCGTTACCACATTTTACACAGCTATTAAATACAGGTTCACCGGGTGGTCCTGGTACATTACCTGATGAAGTAGTATATACAAATTTGTTTGAAACAACATTCGTATTACCTGTTATTTTACAGGCTCAAGGTAGAAACCCTATCTTACTTCTTCAAAATGCGTTGAATATCGATTTCAACTTAACAGAATTTGACGTTGCAGTTAAAGAACAAAGATTCAAGTATTCAACAAGAGCGTTCTTAACAACTCCTACAAAAACTTCTGGTGCGTTTAACATTAAATTCAACGTTAACGTAAACCAACAAGGTTCTATGGAGACTTGGAATGCTATGAAAGCTTGGTATGATTTAGTATTTAACTCACAAAATGGTTCGCTTCACTATAAGAGTGATATCATTGGTACTATCATCGTTAACCAACACGATAAAAAAGGTGTTGTATTAAGACGTGTTACTTTCCAAAACTGTCAAATTAGTAAATTACAAGGTTATACTTTAGACTGGGCTTCAAATAACATTATTGAATCAGTTCAAGCTGACTTTATTTATGATTACTTCATTGATGAGTACATTGATAATAACTTTACTATCAATCCTCCACTTATATCTGGATACTAAGAATAATATTAAAATTAAAAACCCACCAATTGGTGGGTTTTTTAGTAAATAAAAAAACCCACCAATTGGTGGGTTTAATTATTTAGAATTTTGGTAAGTTATTTGTCATATTTGAAGCATTTCTCATCATTGAGTTGGCATCAAAGTTTGGCATTCCTTTTTGTTGTTCACCTTCTTGTTTTTTTCTATTTGATTCTTCTTCTTCAACAATCTCGTTAACCATTTTGATATTCTCTTCAAACATCCAGAAGGGCCATTCATCCATAGCCATTTCTTGAGTATGAAAATGCTTTTGTAATAGAAGCTTATTCTTTAATATATGCTTCAAAGGCATCATGAATAACGAAAATACCTGACGCTCCGTTGGGAAATTGCATATCTGTGTGGACCTCCTCACCACACGAACATGTTTTCTTCAATTCCTTGATGCCAAATGTCATTTTACTAACTGCCGCATTTAAGAATTGGAAAGAGATATCATCGATTTCTTCAAATTCTTTTAATTTAGCTTTAACACCTTCGTAAGTTATTGAATGTCTACCTGATAACATAAAAGGAATAATCTTTAAGAAAGAAAGATTTGGAGTTCTTTTTTCATTATTTTCTTTTAAGATATAATCAGTGAATGCTTTTTGTAAGCCAATGTTCGGTGGAGTTAATTCAAACTCTTTACCATTTACTGTCGTAAAGTGATAAGATCTTGAAGAAGCACTGAAGTATCTATCAAGTTTATCATCGATTTCATGAAATGAGAAGTTATTTCTTTTCAATTCTATCTGTAAGTCAGTACCGCATCCACATCTTGCAGGAACTGTTAATGAGTTACCTTGTTGGAATGTTAATTCTCTAACTAAGAATATTAAGAATAATCTATCTTGATCTTTAATCTCAAGATAAGAACCCATTTTGCCATCCGAGTATTTGATTCTAACACAAGCTTGTAAGATATCATTCATCTTCTCAACAATGTCATAAAAGTTATTATCATCTACCATTGAATATGCTTGAATTTCTTTTACTTGAGCTGGTCTTACCATGAAGATAGTGCCTGCTGGATAAAATTCACCACAAGGTAATTCTTTAATATCAAAGTTAAAGAATTGTAAATCTGTAGTTCTTGAACTATCAATTTTTGGTTGTTCTACAAATGGAATATCGGAATTTACTGGAGCTTTTTGATTTTCTAATTGACCTAAATGTTTCTTTAAGTAATCTTCTTCGCTCATATTATTTTGTTCAGACATATAATGTTGTTATTTTTTATTTATATATTCATGAGATTGTTATCCCTATAAAATACCTTATTGTTATAACAAAAAAAAAGAGGAAAGTTTTCACTTTCCTCTTTTTATTATAAAATTTATTAATTATTATCCGTTGATGAATCCACCAGCAGAGATAGCACCAGTTCTCAAGATAGTAATATTGTTTACAATAATACCCATACCCTTGATTGGTTCAACGTAAGTATCAAGAACACCAATTTGATTATCAATGATTTCATTAGTGTTGTTTTCTTCATCCATTTTATTAAAGTAGTTGAATAAACCATTCTTACTTACATAAGTTTCGCAGATAACATCCGCTCTAAGTTTAATTTCAGATCTAATATCAGGTGTATTAAATTTCCATTGGAAGTCTAATAACATTCTTGATAATTCTCTTTCAAGTTCAATAAGAACTTCTCTAACATGTAAGTAAGAAAGAGCAGATCTGTAAAGTGTTTGAGCTGTATTTTCAGTTTCAATTACATTTCCTCTATTTCTCTTGAACACGATTGGATTCATTTGAGCTTGGTTAATAAACTCAATGTCAGTTGATGTGAAATCCATTTCAGTTGATGCTATATTAGTAATTCTACCATTAGTAACACCTGCTGCAATTGTCCAAGGAGTCATTCCGCTTATGTTAGAGATGTGTTTTCTCATATAAGTTGTACCAACCCATGCTGCTGGTGGAACTTCTACTGGTCTACCATTATCATCTACTGTTACATAAGGTAAGAAGTAACCTACTGAAGTAGATCCTAATCCATCACCAAATGAATAAAGGAATGCTGGAGAGCTTTCTGGATCACCACCTTTAGCAACAAACTCAAGTTGTAAAACACCTTCAGCATTTACGAATGATGGAGAAGATGAGTTCTTGAATGACTTCATAGAAGGCATGTTGATAATTCCAAGAGCGTCTAATCTTTCACCACAGATATCTACCAATTGTTGTTTAGATCTTTCAGTTAAACCAAGACCAAATGAGTCAATTAAATATCTGAAGTCAATTGCTTCTTTATTAGTTATTGCCTTAAATAAAGGAGTACCTTTAGCAACAATATTTAATATTGAGTTTTGTCTAGATTCTGTACCGTCAGGTAAAGAAGCTAATCTTACTCTAAATCCTTTCATAGCAATACCTTTGTAAGTAGTTGCGTAATTTTCAATTGAAGAATATCTAGTTGTTTGTAAATCACCATTGTATGATGATGTAGCAATTCTTGAATCACAAGTAATTTCAGCTAATGTTGAATCACCACTATAAGCTTTCTTAGAAAGAATTCTTGTAAGTTTTCTTGGTGCTTCACCAACTTGAAGAGCACTCTCATCATAGTAGGCTAATAAGAAGTCGCCAACTTTTACTTCAGTGTATCTATTTGCAGTAACAAGAATCTTATTAGGAACTTGAACATATCCAGCTGGAACTTCAATTTCAACAGTTTGTGTGAAGTTTGATTTTTCTGATTGGATGTAGAATGTATTATTTGTAATTCTATCAAGAGGAGTGTTTCCAGTGAATAGTAAATCATCCCAGAATGTAGTACTAAGAATATTATCACTATCTAAGTACATTTTAATATATTTCTTATTTATATAATCATATATGTTAGATACATTCATTACTTCTTCATAAGTTACTTCTTCTGTAACTTCATAAGCAAATGAACCAGAGTAACCTAAGGTATTTGCTAATGATGAAGGATTTAAGTTTGAATAGATTGTAAATGATCCTTTATTATTTGAAGAACTTGGAACAATAAATTGCTCATAAACATCAAATTCTGGATCATCAACACCATCAAAGATAACATAGTTTTTACCAGCTTCTGATGATGTAGCACTAGTTGCAGTTTCACCATCTATGAATATAACTGTATAAGTATCACCAGATATTATCATTGATTGAGGTACTCTATTAGTATAGAAATAATCTCCAGTGTTTATAAGACCATCATAGTATCTTGTGTAGAACTTAGAATATTTACCTACAACACCATCTGATGTTGTTGAAACTTCTGACTTAGTAGTCAATGAATCTTGACCTAAGATTGTTTCGTTATCTACTGTGTAAACTACAAAGTAACCAGATAAAATGTCAGTCAATTCAGCATTAGATAAACCAGTATTTAAGATAAATGATTTATTAGTAACAGTTGAAGTAACAACATTTGTAATTGACATTCCTGACAAACTAACTTTATCGAAGTTATTTGCTGGTCCAAGACATAATGTCATTTTATCTTTATTAGCACCGTCAATTAAATCAACAAGTTTGTTAAATAATTTAATTTTTCTATATTGTTCGTAGTTTTTCACAGAAGGTGCAGTATTAGTATCTAAGAATTCTACTTTAATAGAGCCCGATCCTTGTAATGTAATATTATAGTCACCTGTTAGTCCGTGTTGATAGTCGATAAATCCACCACCATCTACGTTTACATCAGTAAGATCAACCGAAGCGGTTACGATATCACCATTAAATATTTGGAAGTTAACATATCCTAAAACTATATCAGTTGTTGATACTGAAGGATTTGTTGTATTTACTGTTGCTGGTGAACCAGTTGTATTTGAACGTACACTGATTACGCCTGTATTATCCAATACAAATGTTGAAACATATGATAATGTTCCGTATGTTGCTGTGTAATCACTTGCATTAAGAACAATAGAATAAGTACCAGAAACTGGAACATAATCATCACCTATTATAGTGAAACCATTGGGTGCTAAATAAGTAACTGTAATATCTGATGTTGTAGAAACTATAGAATCTAAAGTAACATCATAAGTAGAACCTTCAGCGAACCAAGCAGTTCTGTTATCACCGTATTGTACAATTCCTGATACCATTGGAGTACCAAATGCGTGATTTGGTTGGTTTATATAACCATTACCCGACCAAGTACCACCTAATAAAGCAGTAACGTTACCTGGTAAGTCAAGAGGTGTAGATACTATCTCAACTGATTCAGATACTGTTTCTTTATATGATAAAAAATCAATTTCTGTTTCTAAAACACCAGCAGTTGTTTGACCTACTAAGTCTAATAAACCATTATAATAATCTGTTTCAACTAAATCTGCGTTGAATGAACAGAATAAACCTGTTCTGTCTGTATCTCTGTTAATTGTTGTTTCAATAAAAATATTAGCACCGTTGGCATCTCTAAAATATGGAATCAAAGACAATCCTTCATAATAAGCTAATGAAGTAACATTTCTGTCATTAGCAAAACTTCTAATCTGTCCTTTTATAAGACCTGATGTGTTAAAGTAAGCACTCCATCTGCTATCAACAGCTAAAGTTTGGTAGTCAGTCCAATCACCTCCTACAACTACAACATCAACCATGTAGTCAGATGCGTAATCATTAGCATTAACATATGGCGGAAGTTTTTCTTGAGAACCATACCATTCGATTAAAGTTCTGTCAAAACCAGTTCTAGCACTCTTAACGATAAATACAGTAATGAATTTATCTGAAAGATTTGTGATATTGAATGCTCTTTCAGTATAACCAGTATTACCTTTAGTTAAGTTGATGAAAGATTCAGTATCTCTTTTCCAAAAACCTGTTGTATCAAAGAATCTTCTATAAGCTCCTAATCTTTGTATATCATTAGTATAACCAGAAGAAGCTGATAATGATTTATACTCAATAGTATCAAGTGTATCATCTGTGCTTAACAAGTTGATAGCGAATACTGGAGCTGATTCCAACATTTTTTGGATAGTTCTGTGGAAAAACGAACCTTTTCTTTCCAAGCCTCTGTCAAGTTGACCAAATATCGACTCTAAGTCGTTAAGAGTTGTAAGTCTAATAGGTGTGTTTACTGGTCCTTTTTTAGAAACACCAATAACCATATTAGTAATACCCTCAACCACAGGAGTTGATATAATTGAATTGTCAAATTCTTCTATGAAGATTCCTGGTCTTTTGTATTTTCCAATTTGAATTGCCATATTTTTAATATTTTTTTTTATGTTATAGAGTATATATAAAATGTAAAAAATGATATTTTTTCTATTTTGATGTTTGATCCGACAACTTTTTAATATTATCCATCATATTTTTTTCTATACTTTTCATTTTATCATCTAATGACTTTTGCGCATCTGCTATATCTTTAACTAAAGACGCCATATTTGCTGTATTTGTTGATATTCTATTAGTAATATCAGTTATCTTCGCACTAACGGACTTTTTTGTAGTATCGTCCGTAGATAATTTTAATTCTTCACTAAAATCATCTTTTTTAACTTTATCATTAGAAGTATCGATTTGAAGCTTATCTAGTCTTCTTTTTAATTTAGCCACATGTAAATATCCAACTAAAAATGGATTCTTAGGTGTTTTTAAATCAGCTTTTCCAACAATTTCGTCTACCTTTTTTTGTAAATCGGCATCTAATTTTATTTTAAGAAAGGCAGCATCTATTAGAGCCTTCTTTGCTTTGTAATCAGATAGTTGCTTTTTAGTTACTGATAACTCATCTTTAGCCATTTTAATATCTGGCTCATCTGCTACATTTAGATCAAATTCAGACTCTTCTACAAAAAGTTTATAAGTTTTAAGATTTTTCATTATTTCGTAAAATATGTTTTGTTGATGTTGTCTACTCTTACAGTAGGAAAACCACCAACAGATCTTATAACATCACCTATATTTTTATTTGACAATTTAAATCTCTTAGTAAAATTTTTTCCATTTTCATCTTTACCAACCTCACATAAAGTTGATTTTTCAGATCCAATAATAAATTTGTCATCTTTATCGTCTCCTGATAAAGAAGGAGTCACACCTGCTTTATTTTTATCATCACTATATTTTGTTAGATATTTAGATTTATAATCACCATTTAACTTAAATTGACCATCATTGCCAATAAGTTCTGCTAATTTAATACGAGTTGCTTTAATAATGTATTGTTTATTTTCAGACTTCTCATCGTCATTAACAGGTAAGCTACCCGTTAAAGAAATACCTGATTTAGAAATATAGTTTTTGAAGAAATACCAACTTCTACAATAAGTAACATATGCGTATTCAGCATCTACTTCCTGTATGTAGAAAAAGATTTTCTTTCCTTCACTTTGTATAGAAAAGAATGTTTGTGATAATTCACTGAATTTTTCAAACTTTAAAGGTTCTTTTTCAAAAGAAAGAGTTTTAGCCTTAGGCATACTGTCTGCTGTCTTATTTACTTCTTCTTTATCTTTTTCACTTAAATAAAGTGATGGTATTTTTTCAGCATCAGTTGCGCCAAAGTATTTTTCAATAAACTGTGCTTGTTTTCCTTGACCATCTTTACCAGTTTTATAAAGAGTGTCACCATCAAGCATATCATTCATAAACTTTAAAAGATTTTTACCAGCATCTTTGATGATGTTACCTTCCTCTGTTTTAAGAGTAGTTTCTTGTCTAAATACTTTTTGAAATCTAGTTTGTTTTTTAATCTCTTGAACAGCATTTTCCCATTGATCAAAAATAACATTATTTCTATATGGTCCACCGCCAGCACCTGCACTATCTGGAGTACCACCACCGAATGATGTATATTCTCTAAATGTTTTATTAGATACTTTACCACCGCTTCTTCCAGTTGGAATAACTTGAGTAGTGTGTAGCTTATAAGCTCTGTTAAACACTTTAACAATCTCAATAATAGGATCTAAACCTTGAATAACAATATTATTCTTACTTGCTTTCTCAAGAGCTATTTGAGTTCTTTCAACTTCAGTTCTTGTCATTACATAATTTTTAATATTTATGTTTTTATCCCAATAGTCTTTTATTTCTTGAGCTGTAGTTTTCTTAACAGGATCAGAAACTTCTTCACCTTTATTTGTTGTTACTGTTTCATCTCCTTGAGCATCTTCAACAGATTGACCTTCTTCTGCTTCATTTATAAAATCATAATATCTAAATAATCTAGACTCTTTTTTAAGTTTAGTTGGATCTACTGCAAATGAGCCAGCTGATTTATCAGTTGCTACTGATATAAATTCTTTACCTGATAAATCATTACCTTTTTTATCATCAGATGTTAAATACTTTTTATCTGGACCTGGATAAACAACTTTATCTTTATCTACTGCAATAACGTCTCTAATCTCACCTTTTTTGTTAGTGTATTTATATCTCTTGCCTAGTTCAATATCATTTTCTGATTTAATTTCAGATGTTGTCGCTTTCTTTTCTTCAGGTTTAATAGCTTTTAACTTTGGTAAAAGTTCTTTTAACTTATCATAAGAAGTGATAAAATCTTTAATAGGCTGATTCGCTTCTACCAATTTAGTGGCAATATTCATATCACCTTTAAATGCTAAAATAACATTGCCAAATAATGATATAGCCTTTGGAATATCATTTTCTGAATCTGGATTTAATTCTTCTTTAATGAGTGCATCAAGACTCAACAAATTTTTACCAATAGTTTGTTCGTTACTAACTACTTGGTATCCTATTTTGTTTATAGTTTTCTTATACAATTCTACGTTTGCTCCTGATTCGGAATTCTTAATAAGGTCTTGAATTCTAACAACCATATTGCCAATACCCGACTTATTGTAAGCATTATTAACTTTTTTCCAAGCATTAATAGATTTAACTTCTTTAGGATCTACTTTAGACTCAAATATTGGAAGAGATTCGTTTTCATAAAAAAATCTTTCAGCTACTACTTCTTCAGCTTTTACTGGTTCTTTTGTAGCAACAGTTGTTGTTTTTTGTTGTTCAGCTGGTTCGGGTTGACTAGTGCTTGAACCACTTATATCTATCTTTTTAGTTTTTACAACATCACATAAAGAAACAACAGACTTCAATAAAGTAATTGTAGTTGTATAGAATACTTCACGAATTTTTTCAGCATCTTCTTCTTCTTCTTTAGCCGGTGCGTCATCTTCTAGCTCAGCTGGACTATCATCCTCATCAGCTTTTTCTTCTTTTTCTTCTTCTTCAAAGTCCACACCTTCATCATCATTGAATGGCTCTAAGAACTTTCTAAAATCTTCTAATTGCTTAACTAGTTTTTCTAAATCAGTCTTATCAACAGCAAGTTCATCTGCTGGAGTAACTTCAATAAATTTTTTAAAATCTATAATAGCCAAATCTGTTAGATTCTTAATAGCATATACTTTCTCACCATCTTCAACAGATTTTTGTAAAGCTTCTAAAAACTTGTATATTGTTATTTTATTCTTTTGAGCTAACTCTTCTTTTGAAAGTTGACCTTCTGCAGATCTTGCTAATAAATCTTCAAAAGCACCATTTAATCTTTTAGCAACTTGTTTAATTCTAACTAGGTTTGCGCCTACTTTAGCTTTTCTAATAGTAGAATTGATTAATCTACCAAGTAATGAGTCATTCCAAGGTATATCATTCGCAAATGGGCCTGAATCAGCCTCTTCATTTATTGAAGAGTTATCTTCTGTTGTTCTGTATTCATCTATTTTGATTATACTTCTTTTAAGGAATTCATCTCTATTACTAAGATACTTCATAAATTTATGTAATTTTTTCAACTTATATATTAAAAAACATTTACTGAAAAATAGTTAAAATGAATAATTATCCTTATCTTTGTATAAGACAATAGGTAAGATAGAACAAAAACAAATAAAATAAATAAAATTTGTAAGTTCACTAAATTATCCTTATATTTGTTAAACAAAATAAATCACTACAAAATGAAAGCTATGAATATCGACATCAATAAAATTGTTCACTTAGAGTTAAGAAATAAAAACGGCAAAAAGTTTTCTAACACAAGAGTTAGATTTATTGCTGACTATCTTAAAGTTGATGGTGATTTCTTAATTGACTTGAGTGACAAATATAAAAGTATTTGGTATGTTAGTATTGATAAAACTACACACTTAGTATATGCTATCGGTGCTGATACTTGTGAGTCTACTTATTCTTTTCAACCTTTCAATGTTGAGTACAGTGATGTTAAAGATATTAAAGCTGTAGAAGTTCCAAAAACTCCAGCTCAAACTAAAAAAACAAAAGTGGCTAAAACTAACGAAGTTAGTAATGTCTTTATTGAAGACTTAATTGGTAGTGTTGACTTAGATGTGGATGATATCCTTGACAAGATTTCTGCTACTGGTATGAAATCTTTGACTAAGAGAGAAGTTGAATTTTTGAACAACCTTAGTAAATAAAAAAAATCACTTTTTTACATATTCTTAAAAAACCGGGCATATTGTTCGGTTTTTTTATTTTAAATATATTTTTTTTTACTCACCCTTAAAATTTTAACAAAATCCACGATTGTCTATTTGATAATAAAAAAATAGAATATATAAGTCATACAAATTCATATTTTATTATGAGATATTCAGAACTAAACTATCGTGGTAAGACATACACAAATGCTAATGAGATACACGATATCCTTCTTAAAGAGAAATTCTATTGGCTTATTGACTCAGAGATTGAGAATGCTCAATTAGAAATAAAAAATAACACACTTATATGGAACAATGGTAGTTTCTATACTGGTAACTGGTACTACGGTATATTTAAAAACGGTAACTTTTATGGAAACTTTGAAAATGGTATATGGGAAAGCGGCAATTTCAAAGGGAAATGGCTAAGCGGTATTAATCTTACACAGATATAAAAATTAACACAAATTATTATGAAGAGAAAAAGAGTTGCTTTTGAAGTTAAAAAACAAGAAGCTAATGAAATTTTGAATCAGAAGGAGTTGAGAGTGACGAAAGAAGGAAATGAGTACTTCTTTGAGATTGGACCAGAAATGACATCAGATTTAGCTGAAGCAGTATCAATATTAATGAGAAAATCTGACTGGAATGATCCAATTTGGAATACGACAATAGACAAAAAAATGATTTATGAAAATATAACCCCTGAAAAAGCTTTATACTGGCTATCCGGTGGATACAAAGAATGGAATTCACTAGACCATTATAATCAACCTTGGTGTGATTGTTATTTAGAATTTCAAGAAGAATTTGGATTCTTAATAATTAATATAGTTAAAAAATCAAAAACATTATTAGATATAAGAAATGGATTTATGAAATACCTAAACTTACCAACACTTTATAATTTTGCAATAAGTAGAAGTATGATAAAATACTAAGAAATATAAAAGATAAAAAAATCCCGTTAGAAATGACGGGATTTTTTATTTAATATATACTTTATGGAACAAATAAAAAAGGTTTGTGGTAATCCTTGGTGTAAAGGACATTTCTATTATACAGAGGCTGATATGATAGAAGTAAAAAGTGATATTAGATCATCTAAGATTGATAATGTTTTAGGTGAAGTTCAAAAGATAGCACCAAAAGAGTGTCCGAAATGTAGAAGTTTTGCCACTGAGTTAAGTGGTGGTGTAGAGTGGAATACTAGAGAATATGAGGGTTCTAGATTTGATGGTATGCCTCATCAAATGAAATATAAAGTAACAAATTATAAATTATAATGAAAGCACATTTTTTTGACTTAGATACAATATTGAATACTAATAGTAAAGTTTGGATAGTTGACAAAACTAAACCAAATCTACCTATCATGAAAATATCGGAATCGGATTTTAATTTGATTAAAAGAGGTATTTACAAGAGTCATGGGAATTCTATAGACTTTGGTGGTCATACTTACTGGATTCCAACTGAGATGTTTGAGAAGTTGAAAATTAAAGCAAAGAATTACAGAGCTGATATTTCTGACCTTGCCTTTTCTATGCAAGAGTTTATGAATAAAGAATTAATAGAAAATTTAGAATATACTATTAATTTGGAAAATGTTTTACATTTGAAAAACACAGATGATGATATCTATGTAATATGTTCTAAGAATAATAAAACAAACTATGAGTTAATGATTTCTAAGATAGAAGATAAGTTAAAAGAAAATGGTTTGTTTATAAAGAAGTTTTACTATATCTCTGAGACTTTCTATAATAGAAGTTCTGATGATATTTCTCACAAGAAAGTTAGATTGTTATTACAACACATTGTTGGTCTAAAAACTGAAGGTGATAAATTTACAGATGAGATGTTAGAACAATATGACGAACTTTTCTTTTATGATGATGAGGAGAATACTATAAAGTTAGCAAAAGAATCTAATAGAGTTTTAACTATTATCACATCAAATACAGATACTGATATAAAAGAAAGAGTTAAAGAAGAACTAAAATCTAAAAAACACACATTATATGTTAACTATATTACTAATAATAAGGTAAATAGATTTGTAACTACAAAAGTAGATATTCAATTTAGTAATTTAATAACAGTGTTTGAAAGTTTCAAATGGAGATAATTACTTATCTTTTTCTTTATTAATCATAGCATTCTTAATTAAATCATTAAGCTTTCTATTGTCCATTATTTCACCTCCGCCTACAGATTCTCCAGATGCTTCCTCAGCCGCTATGTTCTGAGCTTTAATAACTTCGGGATTTTCAATTTCATTAAGACCTAAATCTTTTCTTAGTCCTTTATAGAACTTTTCAAGTTCGGTTCTTTGTGTAGATGAGAATTTAGAGTTTTC